CAGCGCGGGGGTAAGTGTTACCGTTCCGGGCGCAACCGTCGGGCTGTAGAACGTGTTCGTGTTCGTGAACAGTGCCGGGGCGAGTGTCACCGCTCCGGGCGCGACTGTTGGGCTGTAGAACGTGTTCGTGTTCGTGAACAGCGCCGGCTGCAGGGTGAAGCCCGACAGCGCCGCAAACGGTGCTACAGCGAAGGAAGTAAAACCAAACATGTAGCGCTACCTCCTTTCTAACTGCGACACAGGACTATATCACGTAGTGGGTGGTTCGACCCAGTCAGGGTTCAGCGTCCAGACGCTGCCGTCAAACGTATACTTGCAGGCAGACCAACCGTCTGGTGGCGTCACGCCATCGTAAATTGTCACGGTATCGTTGTTGCAATCTGCAACGATAAGAAAAATTGGCGTGCCTACGTCAACCCGATCTTCAAAGGCGCTAATCGGCGTTTCGGCGGGGAACAAATAGAGCGACACGCTGTTGTCATTTCGGACGATGGTTTTCATAGGTCAACCCTTAATCAGCAGGCTTGTTGCGGTTGTGGCAACACCAGCATAAACCACCGGCTCCCAGTCGCCCGGAACCAGTTTTAAGTTGCCGTCTTCACCGACAAAATACCGAAGCCCGGGCGTCAAGCCTGCCTGCGCGGCATTAACCGAACCGACAACTTGTATTGTGGCAGTTTGCCCGTTTGTATATGCTGCGCTGCTGGTCCCGACGAAATTGTTTGTGGTCAGGTTTGTCGTTATTGTTGCTGATGCGACAAAAGCCAAACGAGGTGCGGCGTTGGGGACCGAGCCAACGATATTGTCACCGGCATCACTTCTAAAAATAGAAACAGGCAGCGATGAACTTGCCGCGCTGTTGACAACGACCGCCGTACCAAGTGCAATGCTTGTTCCGGTAATCAAACCGGAAACCGCATAAAGTATGCTTACTGCTGTATTAAGATAGGCAAAAACAAAACGCCCAGTGTCAGGATTGAACGAAACGCCAACAGGATTGCTTGTGTTCACAGCGCTTATGCTTGCTGTGCTGCCCGCTGTCAAAGTGGTACCGCTAATGCTAGTGACAGTAACTAGACAGGCGCTAGTGCTGGAGTTTACATAAGTGGTGACAAGCCGTTGTGCAGAAATATCGCAGGCGCAAAAGATAGAGGGAATGGCGGTTGATCCGCTAAGGTTGATGGCAGTGTTAAGAGTAGCGGTTGTGCCAGAAACACTAACGACTGCTGCATTTAATCCGGTTGGCGCTACAAAAGAACGATACGCAACAGCAAAGTTATTATTGCCGATGTAGCAAACTCCGGTTGACTGCCCGCTTGAAATAACAGTTACAGCCGTGCCCAAAGTCATTGTTCTTATGCCGAGCGTTGCGGCTCTTACCAAAACCGGGTTGCTTTGCTGATAACCAATCAAAACAGTTGAATTGTCTGGATTAACAGCAAGCGCATTATAGCCATTACTCAAGCTGGAGTTAAACGCTATTTGAGCGCCAAAGCCAATTTTCCACCGTGTTACGTTTGCATCAAAAGCCACAGTGCCAACATACGCGTAGCCAAAGGTATTGCCAGTCGCCCCAGTATACGTCATAACAACTTGCTGTGTTCCGTCGTCGTATATAAGTCCCGGATTAATAGAAGCGGTTGCGCCAAATCCGCCTGATCCGCTACTCTCAAATGTAATTGTATCGCCTACAACTTCACCGACATATACCGTAAGCGTTGCCGACACGTTTACAGCGACAAAAACCAATTTCCTTGTTTTGTCATAAGCCGCCGCAAAAGCAGTTGGGGTAGAAAAACCTACGCCGTTTGTGAGCGCACTCACAGTCGGCGGGTTTAGCGCCGTAATCGTTTTGGAAACTGCGCTCACAGTGCCGTCGCTGTTCAAGACAACTTTAGTGCCATTGCTCAACGACCCCGAAGCCACAGCCGTCAGCGTCGGCCCGCTGAGTGGTGTGGTGCTTGTCCACGTCGTACCGTTGCTGGTCAGGACGTTGCCAGAGGTGCCGGGGGCGACGGTTTGCACCGCCGATGTGCCGTTACCAAGTAGGACGTTGTTAGCCGTCAGCGTGGTCGCGCCTGTGCCACCGTTACCCACCGGAAGCGTACCGCTGGCCGAGGTGAGGCTGACCGGAGGGAGGATCGATGATAACGTTGTCATGCGTCTACCTTATCACACAGAAGGGGTTGTCGGCCACATGATGTTGAACGGGTCTGTCTGCGCCTGTGGTAGGTCACGCAGGGTTTGGCGATAAACAGCCCATGCGGCTGCGTCTACCGGGGCGTCGGAAACCTGTGTCCAGTCGCAAGATGCGAGCTTAGCGTCTCGCTCGGCGCGCACGGCAGCCCACTGTGCGTCGGCCTTGGCTGTGGCTTCGTCGGTAGGCAAATCGCTGACGATATAGTTCTGCGTCCACACGCCATCGATTAGCAACGCGGGGCCATGCTCGCGCTGTTGGGTGGCAGGATCAAAATATGGCGGTGTGATGAGTTTAAGCTGATAAACGCCAAACTGCACGGCCTGTTCAGGCGTTAGCTTGACCACACGGCAGAAATTATCGTCGTCCCAGTGCGTCGGCTCGACATCATGAATGTGCCGGATGAAGGTGTCGCCTTGGGCTTGGACGTAATAGAGGTTCATCCCTCGGCTTCCTTTGCTTTGCGCTTGGCAGTGACGCGAACCACCGCCGCCGCGTATTCCACTTGATCGTCGATCTGGGCGTGTAGCGCGGCCATCACAGCCTCGACGTTCGCCATTTGCTTGCGAGTGCCGTCTAGGCGCTCCGCGACGTTGGCCGCAAACTCGTTGTCGGTTGCGTTAGCGAGGAGATGCTCAAAGTTGGTGTGGTCAAAATCGTAATGGAAATACTCCACCTCGCGGGCATAGATAGCATCCGCAAGAGTGTCGTATTTATACTCGGTCGGGAGTTGTGTATAAATCATAAGTTCCCCATTATGGATTGATTGTGAGTGCTATGTCGTTGCCAGTGCCAGTTGGCAGCGTAGCCGGATTGGCAAACTTAGTACCAAAGCCGGAGCCGTTCCACGGGTATGCAGAGACGTAGGGCGAGTTGCCGTGTGCCACGGCAATGGCGTCGCCCACTGGGCTGAAGGCTACGTTGTTGCCATAGCCAGTCGGTAGTGTAGCGGGGTTAGCAAACTTAGTACCAAAGCCGCTGCCGCTCCATGGATAGGCAGTAATAAAGGGTGTTGTGAAGTGCGCCACAGCAATAGCATCGCCTGCGGGGCTGAACGCTACGACCTAGCCATTGCCAGTCGGTAGTGTAGCGGGGTTAGCAAACTTAGTACCAAAGCCAGAGCCGGACCACGGGTAGGCAGAGACGTAGGGCGAGGTGCCGTGTGCCACGGCGATAGTGTCGCCCGCTGGATTAAAGGCTACGCCATAACAGGTGTCCGGAGGCAACGAAGCGGGGTTAGCAAACTTTGTGCCAAAGCCACTGCCGCTCCACGGGTATGCGCTAATTCTGGGACTTCCATCGTGTCCCACGGCAATAGCGTTGCCTGATGGGCTAAAGGCTACAGCACGACCAGTGCCAGTTGGCAGCGTAGCCGGATTGGCAAACTTAGTACCAAAGCCGGAGCCGCTCCACGGGTATGCAGAGACGTAGGGCGAGTTAAAGTGTCCGGCAGCAATAGCGTCGCCTGCGGGGCTGAACGCGACCGCAAAAGAAACTTCAGTCGGCACTGTAACCGGGTTAGCAAACTTAGTCCCGAAGCCGCTACCGCTCCACGGGTATGCGCTAATTCTGGGAGTTACATCGTGTCCGACGGCAATAGCGTCGCCTGATGGGCTGAAGGCTACGCCGTAGCCAAAGCCCGTAGGTAGTGTAGCAGGATTGGCAAGTTTAACTCCAAATCCGCTGGCACTCCAAGGGTAGGCCGAGATAAAGGGGGATGTGTCGTGCGCTACTGCAAGAGTTTGCGCGAGCGTGGCGGGCGACCCCGTTTGATACAAATAGTTAGCCATCCACTTTGTCGCTGTAACTTTAATGCACATTAGCGTGTTGTTTGCTGCAACTATCAACGATCCTGTGGTTCCGCTACCAAAGACTAATGTGTCACTCGTAATTGCTACAGTAACATACCGCCCACTGTTTTCCACAGTAAACAGAACAACAGTGCCGATTGGAAAAGCTACGCTGGCGTTAGAAGGTATCGTAAAAGTACGAGTGGTTGCATCACTTACCGGGTGAAATATCTGCTTACCGGCGTCGCCCAGTACCAGCGTGTAGTTGGCTGACTGGCTGTTTTGCGGGTACTGCACCGCGCTCGACGGTGCAGCCGTACTCGCCCATGTCGTGCCATCGCTGGTCAGGACGTTGCCAGAGGTGCCGGGGGCGACTACTTGAAGCGCCGACGCACCATTACCGAGGAGGACGTTGTTAGCGGTCAGCGTTGCAGCGCCGGTGCCGCCGTTGCCAACAGGGAGAGTACCAGAGACTTCAGAGCCGAGCGCAACAGTCCCAGCGGTGAGCGCAGATGTGCCAGTGCCTTTAACGACCCCAGTCAGCGTTGTTGCGCCGGTGCCGCCACGAGAGACGGTCAGTGTACCAGTGGTTTGTATGTTAATGTCGATGACGCCGCCAGCGCCGCCGGCCTGCGCGAACACCGTCCACGTCGTGCCGCTATAGACAAGCTGCACCGCTACGCTGCTGATGTTGCAGATAAGGTCGCTTGCAACGCCCTCGATAGTTGAGCCGTTGCGGCCCACCGTAAGGTTGTTTGTGCCCCATGCGTTACCGGCGTCCGTGATAATCACTTGCGCGCCAGTTGCAGGCGTAGCCGGAAGAGTTACCGTGAACGAACCAGCGGTGGTGTCGGTCTGCACCCCATCGTTTACCGCCGCCGTGTAGTTGGAAGTCTTGACGTTGGTGAACGTGATGCCAGCAGCCATCGCTGCGCTCGTCCACGCCGTACCATTGCTGGTTAGAACGTTACCATTGGTACCGGGAGCGACTACCTGCACCGCCGATGTGCCGTTCCCGAGCAGGACGTTGTTAGCCGTCAGCGTCGTCGCGCCCGTACCGCCATTAGCTACGGGGAGAAGGCCGTAGCCGTCTGATATAACCTTCTCTGCCGGGTAGGAAGAGAACACCGTGCTGGTGCCTACAAGGGTAATAGCAGCACCCGCTGCACTAGACGACAGGATCGTTGTACGCGCCAGCGTGGGGCCGGTCGTAGAGTACGTGCCGATCCCGACCTCCCAATCTGTACCGCTGGTGATCGTGTAGTACGTAGTGTTACCGTTGCCGACGATCGCAAACGACTGAAAGCCGGATACGGCGCCGGCAAGAGTTACCGTGCCGGTCCCCGTAGTGGCCGTCGTTTCCTGCACGCGGTTAGAGAGAACCAGTGCCATGTGTTAATCCTCGCAAGGGTTTACAACGCGAAGATGCCCGAAGCGTTCCACGTGATCGAGATGTCGCCGCCGTTTGGCGTCACCGGCAGGCCGGTGACTGACGTGTCGATGTACGCCACCAGAGGCGACGTGGCGGCGGTGCCGGTGTCGACGTACAGCACAAGCGCCTCGATTGAGGCGCCGGTGACTGCCGTAAAGGTAGCATCCGCGCCGTCGAACACGCCATTGGTGAACGTCTTGCTCCCGATGGTCTGCGGCGTGCCCACGACGGCCGACGAGACCGAAGTGTAGAACTGATCCGCCGCGTTGTAGGTGTAGACGCCCGTGTCCACCAGCGCCACCTTAACGGTGCCGGCCGACAAGTTGTTGTTCGCAGTGAACTGGAGCAGTTGCTCCTTCCACTTCGGGTAGAGTGCATTGGCCATATTGAGTTTCCTTTACGCCTCAGTCTCAGTACCTGCCGCCCCTCGGCATGACCGCAAGGCCGCCCATTCGGTAACGCGGATTTGTCTGCGGGGCACCGGGCAAGGCTGCGGGAGCTTGTGGTGCGGGGGCTTGCACTGGCGGCTGTACCGGCGGCGGATACACCGGCATCGGCTTACCAATCGGCTGCGGCATCAGCATCGGCGGCTCCATCGACGGCTGCATCGGCGGTGTGAACGGTGCCGGAGTGCCAAATAGGGTTGGCGGGGTTAGGAGAGATTGTCGCAACTGGCTCTT